AAACAAGTTGAACGACACACAACGCAAAGTTGCTACCGAGTTGTTCCTCAAAATCTACGGCAAAGACTAACTTAGAACTAAAAACCATATAGCCTTCCTACATAGGAGGGCTATTTATTTTGAGTTTTAAAAGGAACTTTATGAAACAAACTCCTAAGTCATGTAGCTGTCCAATGTGTAAAGCTGGAAAAAGCACTAAAGGTGGTAAGTACATGATGAATCAAAAAGAACGCTCTCTTCGTACAACGTGGAGAAAAGAACGTACTAAAGAAGACCCAATAGTAGCACCAGCACCAAGTGGAAGTTATTTTGATTGATTGCAGATTTACAAGGAGCAAACATGGCAATAGATAACAGCACAGGAAAAAACAAAGAGTTTTATGAGCTTGGTAAAAAAATGTTTGATCGGATACAACCTTTAAAACCTAATAAACCGTACATCGACCCAATTCAAACAGACATTGATTTGTTGTATGAAGTAAACAGCGCAGACATTGAGGCGCTGGAAGATGCAAAAGAAACACTGAAGATTCTCAAGAAAGTGCATGAAGGTGTGTTTGAAACAATTATTGATGAGTCCTTGTCATTGATAGACAAAGCACTAAAAATGAATTATGGCGATTCAATGGAAAGACTTATAGAACGAGCAAAACGCAAGCAATGATAGACAAAAAACTAATTCTTGCTAATGCTCCTAGTAACATAGGGCAGCAAATAAGCATTAACCATGCAGGATGTTCTGCTGGCAACGATACTAAACACAGGCTGTACATCAAGCGTACAGACCGGGGAATAGTTGCGTACTGCCATCATTGTTCTGAGTCTGGGTTTGCTAATGACAAATCTAATGACAGGCTATCCACCTGGGTTACTAAACCTAAAGAAACTAAAGTCACAGACAACATACCCACACCAGTGCTTGCACCCCTAACTATGGGAGGCAAGGTATGGTTAGTTAAATACTATTGTGATGTCAATAGCAATAGTTTTCATGGTATCCAGTACGAAGCTAATAAAGTTGCTCTAACCCTACACAATCCTGACAAAGACATCATTGGCTATCAGATCAGGAATTTAAAGACAAACGCAATACCCAAGTACCTAACAAGCTACAGCTACAGCGGCTGCAAAGGCGATCCAAGCTGGTTTAACAGCCACAAGAGACATCTAGTCATAACTGAAGACTATCTTAGTGCTTACAGAGTGTCGCAAGACACAGATTTTGCTTCTGTAGCACTACTTAGAACCACTGTGTCAGACAGAACACTAAGACAGATACACGACCTCAACTTTGAGAGCGTAACTATTTGGCTTGATCCTGATGATGCAGGTATTGAAGGAGCAATCAAAGCACAGAAAAAACTATCACACTATCTTCCAAAAGAAACAACTATCAGGGTATTTACTCTGGATGTTGAACCCAAGGAATGCACCAAAGAAAGCTTAGAAAGTTATTTAAGTAAAGGAATCCAATATGGATTATGACTGCCTTTTTCTTTGCGCTAAAAGCAAAGAGAACTTACAAAGGTACAGACGGTATATCAAACCGCACATCGTAGTAAAAGAAACCAACATCATTCTTGATGGCATGGACAAGTACTACAAAACGTTTCCTTCTGTAAGTACTATAAATTGGGAACCATTCACTGCGTTCTTAATAGCAGATCAAAGCAAACGTTTGACTGATGACTCAATTGTCAAGCTACGCATGACATTGACTAAAGCTAAAACTTTTGTTCCACACCATGCACATGAAGAAGTAATCAAGACTCTTATTGAGTTGGATTACTTGGCTCAGATTATGGAAGAGTGTGAGAAAGTCAAAGAAGGTTCTAGTGACTTAGAGCACGTACACATCTTAGCAACTGATGCTCTTAAGAACGTGGAGAGATACATTGAAAAAGATGAGTTGTTTGTATCCGCTGATTTGTCTAGTATCGCAGATAGGATTAGTAGTACTGGTTATGAGTGGCGTCTTGATGTGCTTAATCGTTCGCTTGGCCCTCTACGTAATGGTAATTTCGTTATTGTTGCAGCTCGTGTTGAAGTAGGTAAGACTACGTTTCTTGCAAGCGAAGTAAGTTACATAGCTCAACAACTACCTAAAGATCGTCCTGTTGTGTGGGTCAACAACGAAGAAGAATCATCTGTTGTGTTCTTTCGTATTGTTCAAGCAGCGTTAGGTGTTGAAAGCAAAGAAATGATTGCAGACTCTAAAGCTGCAATGCTTGCATACACTGCCCTAATGGGTGGTGACAAAGACAAAATACGTGTTACTAAAGACACCAACCATGTCAGAGACTTAGAAACTTTGTTTAGAGAAATCAATCCAGGTTTAATCATCTTTGACCAGCTTGACAAAGTTGCTGGTTTTAAAGAATCAGAAAGAGAGGACATCACACTAGGAAAAATCTACAAGTGGGCTAGAGAATTAGCAAGAACATATGGCCCAGTTATTGCAGCATCACAGTTAAGTGCTTCAGCAGTGGACTTAAAAGACCCACCATTCATAGGTATGGATGCTCTTAGAGGTTCTAAGACAGACAAACCAGGCGAAGCTGATGCAGTAATTACATTAGGTAAATACAAAGAACCAAAGACTCCTGAAGAAGAGATGATCCGAACTATCAATGTTCCTAAGAACAAGCTTCCAGGAGGAGGTAGTAAACAAATGGAGTCAGAGCGTCATGGTCAATACCTAGTAACCATAGACCCAATCAGAGCTAGGTTTGAATAAGGAATAACAAGATGAATGAACTAGAGTTAAAAGTATTAGCAGATGAACTTGATGTAGCTCTTACAGCCAAGATTATTAACTTAGCAGTCCATTGTTATAGCAAAGGTTTTAAAGATGGAAGCACACAACAGAAGCAAGCCCAAGTAATGAGTGAAGCTCTTAACAAACTATCAAAATGACTACCCCAATGTTTATAGCTATTGACGTTGAGACAACTCTTAACGGCAATGATGATGTGGGATTAGCTCATCCTATGCACCCTGACAACAGAGTTATTGCGTTTGGCTTAGCTAACAGTATAGGTAAAGGCCATGCTTTTTACGAGTCTCCAGAGTTTTTTGAAGATGTTTTAGATGAATATTTAAAACTTAACCCAGTATTTTGTGGTCACAACATATCTTTTGATTTGATGTACTTGTATAAAACTAGTCCTAGTTTAAAAACAAAACTTCAAAGCTATCGTATCTGGGATACACAATTAGCTGAGTACATTCTTAGCGGACAACGCACTAAGTTTTCTAGCTTAGATGAGTTGTCTGTTAAGTATGGTTTGCCTATCAAAGATGACAAGATCAAAGCTTACTTTCAAGCTGGGCTAGGTTCTGACAAGATTCCTCCTGAAGAACTTATCCCGTACCTTGTACAAGACGTAGAAAACACAGCAGCAATAGTTAAAAAGCAATACGAAGCAGCTTGTCATCTAAGTCAAATAAGTTTGATCTGGAGTCAAATGGAGGCACTCCATGCAACAACAGAGATGATGTTTAATGGCTTGCACATAGATAGACCAAAGCTAGATTCTTATACAGTAGAAGTAGTTAATAACTATGCTGAGTCTAGAGTTGGTTTAGAAGAGTTGTGTGCAGGTGTTATTGATGACATCAACAGTCCTAAACAATGGAGTCAATTCTTTTTTGGTGGCAGAAAGAAAGTTAAAATTAAAGAAGAAGTTGGTGTTTACAAGAATGGCAATACAAAGTTTAAACTTGTAGACAAAGAACTTATCATTAAACCTGCTATTAAGTATGTCCCTGATCCTGACAAAGTATCTGCTAAAACAGGCCAAGTGTCAGTAGATGACTCTGTGTTGAGCGATATGTTAAATCATACGTTTGATGCAAGGATGATCCATGTGATTAAATCTTTGTTGAAATATCGTGAGCTATCTAAACAATTGTCTACGTATGTACAAGGTCTAAGCAAACATATCATTGGAGACTTTATTCATGGCAAACTAAATCACACAGCAACTGTCACAGGTAGGTTGTCATCAACCAATCCTAATTTACAAAATATCAGTAATAACCCTATAAAACAAATTTTTACTTCAAGGTATCCTGATGGACTCATTGTTGAGGTTGACTTCAATCAACTAGAAGTTGTTGCTTTGGCTCATGTTACTAGAGACAAACAATTGATCAAAGATATATCTGGTGGTAAAGATATTCACAGTGAACTCTACAAAGATATGTTTGGAAGAATGCCATCTAAAGAAGAAAGGAAGCCCTTTAAATCTAGAACATTCCAACTTATATATGGTGCTGGTGCAAAAGCTATCAGCAAACAAGCCGGGTGTAGTAAAGAAGAAGCACAGAAGTTTATTGAAGTCTTCTACACACGTTATCCACAGGTTGCTAAGTGGCACACAGAGTTTTCTAGGCAAGTAGAGCGTGCTGCTTGTCATTTAAAAAACGAAGAAGGATTAATGGATAAGTTTCAAACTTGTGTTTGGCAAACTGAAACTGGTCGTAAGTTTGTATTTACAGAGTATTACAGCGATAGCTCTTGGTCGCCCAAGATGTACAACTTCAGTCCTACAGAGATGAAAAACTATCCAATTCAAGGTTTAGCAACTGGAGACATCGTACCCATGATGTTGGGAGTTATCTTCAGAAAGCTAATAGGCAGAGATGATGTGAAGATGGTTAACACTATTCACGATTCTCTAATGTTTGACGTTAAGAAAGAGTCCGTAGTTAATTTTATGTTGGAGGTAACAGACATACTGAAAGACACACACAAATACTTTGAAGAGATATTTAAGAAGCCGTTGGCCCTCAAGCTCAATGCAGGGGCATCATTCGGTACTAATTGGTTTAACATGGAAGAAGTAAATATATGACTATGATGTCAGGCGTTGTGGAAGCTGTATCCACAAAAGACGTAACAACTAAGTTTGGTGTCAAACCTACTTATTCGTTTAAAGTAAATGGAACCTGGATCAAATGTGGATTTAAAAACCCTTCAGTTGATGTTGGTTACACAGTTGACTTTGACGGTGTTACAGGTACGTATGGTATTGAGACTAAAGCAGTCAACATACTTAGCCGTGCAATTGCTGCCCCAGTAGTTACTGCATCTACAGCAGTTCCTACTACAGCAGCACCCAAGTCTTATGGTGGTGGTTACAAGGACAAGGTATTTCCTATACCTGCCTTACACGGTGATCGTGCAATTGTTCGTCAGAATGCTTTAGCTCGTGCTACTGATCTGTATATCGCAGCTCGTGGTGGTAAACCCTTTGAGCTGGAAACTTCAACTTTAGATTTAGTTATTAAACTAGCTCGTAAGTTTGAGGCATACACCGCAGGTGATCTAGACATGGCAGAAGCTATGGAAGAAAACGAAATCAACGAAGAAGTTATTAGTCTTGAAGGAGAGTAAATATGGAAGAAAAAGTTAAACGTGGCCCTGGTCGCCCACCTAAAGTTAAACCTGTGGAAGTAGCTATCAAAGCACCTGTACAAAAAGATCCTTTGCTAAGTTTAGTTCAACAGAAGTTTATGGATGCCTATGGATTTGAAACTACTGAAGCTCAATCAAAGCATTTTCTATTGTCTTTGGTAGCCCAGATAGAACTGTAAGTGTTTTTTTTTGGAGTTGTTAAACCAGCATTCAAGGATGGTGATGTACAAAGTTTTCTGGTTTTTCTTTGTACCTAGTTAAAACCTAAATTGAGACTCCTACTATTTTTAAAAGGTAATTATGAAAGCACTCATTGATGGTGACATAGTGGTCTATAGGGCTGCTGCATCAGCAGAAGAGGATGACCAATGGATAGCCCAAGCTAGAGCAGATCAAATGATGCAAGACA